AATATTTGGGGCAAAAATTTCCAGGGTAACTGAGCCTGATTCGCTTGTGCCTGCATAACCGCTTCTCCAAGAAGTTGCTCCTGATTGGCGATTTGCTGCTGCGGTGCTGCCTGATCCATAGAGCAATTGGTCCGAGTAATTTGCGCCTGTGTCATCCGAGGCAGTACGCAAGCGCGTAAGAAAATTACTTGCGCTTGAGTTTGTAGCGTAAATCTTTATGCAGTAGTTGTCGTAAGTTGAGCTAAAAACGCCATTGAGACTAATCGAACTTACGCCGGTGAAGGTAACCTGGCCGCCTGACGCGCTCGCAGTTCCTCCACTATTTGCTATTGAGGTGGGGCTGACCAGATTGAGCCCTGATCCTAAACCGCTGATAACGGTTTCGACGTCCTGAGCGAGTTCCTGCCCAAGGGCGGGATAGTCAGCCACTAGGTCGGTCGACTGCGGGTAAGGGAACCCGTAAATCGGTGTACTGCCTGCCATGTCTCGCCCTTCCTAGGCTGCGACTAGATCGTCGGATCGGACTACGTTGTACCACTCGATTTCGGGATTTACTGCGCCCCATGTTAGCGCAGCGTCCACATCTCCCCACGTAACTGTCTGGTATGAATAACGCGGGTCGGAAATCGAAAGCGTGAGGATGTGCTGACCCGGCGTGTAAGTCTCGGCCCATCCCTCGACTATGCCGAGAAACTGCGTGTAAGGCGCTGGAGCGGGCAGATCGTTGACTAGGACCGAACTACCCGAGATCAGCGCAAGCACCAGATTGCGGTCGGTCTCGCTCAACTGATCCACATAAATCGAGATATTGCCAAGGTTCCACAGGGGGAAAGCCTGAGCTAGGAGAATCGAGGCAGCGCGGCTCGTGGCGTCTGCGTGCTTGTCCAAGCCTGTAACCAGGTTTAGGGCTCGACGGCCGTAAAGGGCAATTGAGGTGGCATCGGTGGCCGAGTCCTCGTGCGGCGGGTCTCCATGGCTGACCGTGACATCGTTAATGATGGATACCTGGTTTTGGCTCCAGGCTGGCGTAAAGATGACGCCGCTTCCCGGCAGGCTGACTGCACTCAAGCTTGTGGGGAATGAGTCCCAAGTCTGCTCATAAGACGTCCAGGGTAGCGTGTTGGATGACCAGATTCCGTCGAATGTGGTGATGCCCCGCTGACCGTAAGACTCAAAGACCACCTGGCCTCGAGGAGTGTCAAAGTAGGTTCCTCCAGACCACGTGGCGAGGTTCTGAAGGCCGTCGAGGCAGGTCTGTGGGGCATCGCCTGTGCCGAATAATTCCAGGGCGTCGGTGCCGCCGTTTAGGTAACTCTCGCCTGAGTCGGTGAGGATTTCCTCGGCACGCTCGAATACGGTCTGGGAGGCGTATCCCGAGGCGCCGGTGATGCGTGCGCCAAGGTTAGACAGATTGCCGATACAGGTGATCGTGGTGATGGCGGTCGGTGGGGTCGAAGATAAATGCGTGATGGCTAGGTCTGTCACTTCGCCGGTGAAGCGAGAGGTGCCCCAGGCGGTGATGTCGACGGAATCTGTCAGCGAAATGTCGAGGCCGCCAGATCCTCGTAGGGCGATTACGGCCGTCGAGGCTTCCGGCTGGCTTTTAATATCGTTGCGGCCATGGCTTACCGATACCTGGTATTCGACGTCGGCCAGGTCGAGGCTTACGCCTCCGATAATGATGTGGGTGACTGGGCTGGTCATTGGAGAACAACCTGCCCGGTGCGGCCGAGGCGCTGATTCGAGTCCTCGATGGCCCGCTGAATGGCCTGCGCGATTGCTGTCCCGTTAAGGAATGGCGAGCCTGAGATGACTGGTGCCTGGATCGAAGCTTCCTGTGCCAGGGTTCCGTAGGAACTTTCGCTTTGGCCTCTAGCGGCTGCAATAGCATCTGCGATCTCCTTTGCAGCCGCATCTCCGATGGTCTTGCCCATCGCTCGGCCCATTTCCTCGAGCTGAGAGGTCGCCGCCATGAGCGCATTCTGGGTTCCGACGAGGAAGTTAACGGCCGAATTTACACCAGCCACGAGGAATTCTGGCGTCATGGCGTCGGCTGCGCTGCGGGCTGTGCTCTTAACCGTGACAAGTTTTTCTTGGAAGGTCTTGACGAGGCCTTCGTCAATGATTTGCTTGGCTAGTTTATTGCCGATTTCTGGGCCGAGGCCGGCCACCGCATCCCGGAGTTCGGGGCCGCCCTCGGTGTTCAGGGTTTGCAGGTAACCGCCGAATAGGCCTGCCTGCTCGATTTGCTTATTGAATCCATCCAGTAGCGATTGCCCGGTTGATTTGCCTTCGGCATCGAATTGAGCGCCAAAGGCTGCGCCGAGGTCGATGCCTGAAGTGATCTGGCTAGCCATTTGCTCTTGCCAGTCGTTCATTTCCTTACGAGCAACCTCGACTGCCTTGGAGGCCTCTTTGAGTTGACCAGTCAGGTCTTTCACGAGGTCGATCTGAGAACGAAGTCTTGGGGTTATTTTCTCGATCGCGCCCGAGAGCCCACCTCCTGAGCCTCCGCCGCCCGTAGTTCCTCCGAATGCTTTTGTTGCGTCCTTCAGGCGGTCCTTCATAACAGCGATGGAATTGTTCATCGCATTTATGCCGTTGTAGGCCGCTGTCGGGGTTCCGCCGGTCTCTGCCCAACCAAATGCGAAAGCGTTGCCGGCCGAAGGGTTTAGGGCCTTATTGACTCCTGCAAGGCCGTTGACCACTCCGTTGATCGGGTTGATGGCGTCGATGGCAGCATTGGCGAGGCTTTGGAAGGCCGGGCCGCCGTAACTGACAATGCCCTGGAGCATCTCATTACCTCGGTCGGCAAGGGTCTTAAATCCGAGGCCAGCATCGAGCAGATTGCCGCCAAGTTTGCCGAGCTTCTGCCCAAGATCCTCGGTTTCTGGCTGGAGTTCCCGCATTCTCTGGGTGAGGTTTGTGATTCCTCCGCCTGTGCTGGTGAATCCCTCAATTAGTCCCTTGCCAAGTGATTCTTTGAGTTCGTCGAATCCGATCGTGAGAATCTTGATTTGACCTTGGAGGGTTTCGGCTTGGGCTGCGGCTTGGCCTCCGAAGGTGCTTGAGAGCTGCTTGACTGCGCCATCAAGGTCTTTGTTCTTGATGATCGAGGAGTCGATGCCGGCATTGAGTTTGCCGAGTGCCCCAAAATTACCGTCGTACGCACGCCCAAGGGCATTTGCCACACTTTCGAGGCTCTTATTAGCCCCGATCGAGGTATCTACGGCGAGATTGAGAAGGCTTTGCGCCTTTGCCACATTGCCAGTCGAGATGAGTAGGCGCTCGAATGCGGGCCTTAGTTCGCTGTCCGTGACTCCCGTGGCGAACTGAAGATCATCGACGAAGGTATTGACCTGATCCGATGCCTCGGCGAATCCAAGGTTGTTGAGGGTAGTGCTGAGTTTGGTGAGTTCGGCTTCCTCGGCCATGGCGGCTTGTACACCATCGACGGCTAGGGCAACGGCGAAGGCTCCAGCAGCTGCGGCAGCGCCGAGCAGGGCAGGGCCGACCATGCTCGTGAGTTTGTTGCCAAATCCTGAGAGGCTGCTGTCTGCCTGGTTTAGGCCGCTACGGAGTTTGGATACGTCGGCGGCTAGGTAGACGGTTAGGGTCTTTCCAGTAGCCATTAGAGGTAACTCCATTTCATAACGATTCGATCTACGGCCTTAGACCATTCCTGCATGGCACCGCCTTGGTATTGCCTGACGTTTTCCATCCAGTTTGTGCCGTCACCAAAGGCTTTTGGCGCACGCTTTTGAGCTCCTGCTCGACCACGGTCACCTTTGTCAGTCAGGTATCTGACCATGGTCGGGGAAGCCCCATTAGAAAATGCCTTACGTTGCCCGCCAATATTGACGGCCGGCACGCGGTCTTTTTTGACCTTGACCGATTCCGCGATCTTTGTGCCCCAAGGCCCTGCGTAGTTGATGGCCGCTTCACGCCAAGCGGGCGCCATGTGCTTATCGGCTACGGCCTGTGAGGCCTGCCTTAGTTCGGCTGATGCCTCTTTGGGCAATTTGCGGAAGGCTCGAAGAATGTCGTTTAGGCCGTCGACGTAGGTGTCAAACACTTTGGCTGGAGCCACTGCTTAACACCTCCACGATGGTGGCTAGTTGCCTGGGATCGTAGGCGGCCACCTCCTCGATGGGCCTGCCGAGCCTGACCGCTAGCTGCGTTACGAATCTTCTAACGGAGCCTGCTGGGTAGGGTCCGGCGTTTCGCCGTCCTCTGCCCAGACGTTCTTTTCTTTTGCCCAAGCCTTGACCTGCGCGAGAGTGCTAGGCGATTCCCCGGTCACATGGATATACGCGCAGACCAGCCGGATTCCCATAGTTCCGGGCTTCTTCTTAGCCTTTTCGTACAGTTCTTCGGCTTCCATTAGATCGACTGAGCAGATCTCGAAAGTCTGCGGGTCGGGCTGATCGGAAGTGGTGACAATAATTCTTGGATACATGGCGTTTCCCCGTTCTCTAGTTGGTTATGCGAAGGTTACCGTGCCCTGAGCGGAAACGGTGCAGGTGGCGATGCCAGCGGCGTCGAAAGTGACGTCGCAGGAGTCGATCCACATGGCGGTGCTTGCCCACTTGCCTGTAGCAGACTCGACCTCCATGACGATCGAGGTACCTGCGGCGATCGAGGTCTGAAGAGCGTCGTACATGCCCGAGTTCTCGTCGTACAGGAAATCGAGCGAGATCGTCGAGTTCAGATCGGTCTGGTTAAACGCGACATCGCTGAGCGTCTTGGTCCGGATGATGGTCGGGGTCGTGGTGACGGTGCCGCTCGTGACCTGATCTTCGTACTGAGTCGCGCCGACCTTGACGGTGAACGCGGCACCAGCCACGGAAACAACTGCCATTTTCTTACTCCTTCATTGAGACAGAGACATTTATCTCTGTGGTGTAGACGGTGCCTTGCGCTCCCACATCATTGAGCTGCGGGGGGTTAACGACATCCCAGCTAAAGCCTGCGGGGATGAGCGGGAGGAGGAGGTCGATGGCGTTCTCGACGTCCAGGGTTGCGGCCTCATTGTTTCGAGGGCTGATAACGATTAGGACACGCCAGCGCACACGGTAGCCGAGGGCGGTGCCTCGCTCGTGTGTGATCCAGGGCGAGTCGGGCACGATGACGACGGCTGGGGGCCGAGGTACGGCCGGAACGGTCGTATAGACCTGGAGGCCCTGCCCGGTAAATGCCGCGACAAGGGCCTCTCTGGCTTCGGTGACTAGGGCTGTCATCCGATCATGCCTTTAACGTCCATGTATGGCCCGAGTAGAGCCATGACGCGGCGAGTCATCCAGACCGATAGGCGGTAAGGCCCAGGGCTGAAGTCTGTTGCGACGGCCTGCCCGCCTGCGGCGGTGCGTGCCTGGTAGATCTCGACTGCTACCGAGAGGGCGGCTTCCTTGCAGGCTGGGGGCTCGAGTTCGTAGGCCCCGTCCGTGAGTAGGGACGCGACGATATCGTCGGCGGCTGCGGCCACCTGATCGTAAGGCTCCTCCGGCGGGTCATAGTCGAGGTCCAGCGCTGCCGCTAGTTCCTCACCCGTTACGAGTGCCATATCGTCGCGTCCCTTATCTCAGCGGTTTTTAGAAATCTTCGAGGCTGATGATGCCAGCGCCCGAGATGATCTGCGATGCGCCGTAGCCGTAGACCGCGACATCGCGGCCGAGCTGTGCGACGTTCTCGACAGATGCGAGACGGGGGCCGTCCTCGATCCACTTGGCCGACTCACGGTTCGACACGATGATGAGGTTGTTCCCGAGGTTGCGGTCGAGGATGACCGGCAGGCCCGAGACGCTGACGCCGAGGGTGTTGGCGGAAGCGACGCCCGACACGTTGTAGGTGCCGTAGTTGCTCGGGAAGAAGGTCGACCAGCCGCCGATCTTCTTAAAGACTGCCGGCGAGACCAGGACGAATTCGGCCTGCATTCCCGTGGCGGTCTGGCAGTTGACGGACGCCTCGAACACGGCGGCGCGGAAGTCCGAGCCGTCGGTGTCTGCTGCGAAGTCGTATGCGAGCGGGGTGCGTGCTGCGTACAGGGCGCTCACGAACGCGATATCGGTCACCTGAACGTAGGAGTTCAGCATGATACGCGTGTGGGCGTCGACGTAGGACGGGGTCGAGCGCTGGAGCAGCTGGTAGGAAATGTCCGAGCCTGCTGCGTAGGTCTTCAGCGTTGCGGTGCCCTTGAGGAGGCTGATCTGGACGGAGTTAACTTCGTCCTTCTCATCGACCTGCTCCTCGACGATCTGGGTGAGGTTCGGGGAACCTGCCCAGTAAGGCCAGTTAAAGGTCGTGCCAGTGGTGCCGGCCGACTCGACGCCGAAAGCGGTGATGGCCGGGCGGCCGAGGTCGAAGATGCCTCGGACAATGGTGGACCAGTTCGGGGGCAGGACGCCGGGGTTATCGTCGGTGACCTGATCGAACAGGGCGCGGGCCTCGATCTCGCCGTTCAGCACTGCGAGACGGTACTCGCCAAAGCTGCGGAACTGTGCGAGCTCGTGAACTGCGGGGGCTGCGGTGTAGGAGCGTGCCTCAATGGTGGACACGTGCTCACGGAGGGAGGCGATTGCCTCGCGTGCTTCGATGTCTGCGGTCACCGCAGGAGCGGCTTCCACCTCTACGGTTTCGACTGACATTTCTTCCTCTCGGATTGCTGTTACGCCGGCCGTGGGATACGCCGGCATATGGGTGATTGACGTCTCCATGAGAGAGGCCGCCATGTGCTGGACCGCAGTCTTTGCTCGGTTCCAGACAGATTTGGTCGGCATGAAGCCGACAGACAGGCCCTTTGCGGAGCCTGTGCGAATGAGGGTCGCGGCGTCGCGGCCCTGCACTGTGTTGGCGATATTAAAGTCAATGTACAGTCCGTCGGACCTGTTCTCGGCC